TACCAGCGACACACTCGCGCTGGCGAAGTGGGTCTATGATCAACTGCAGCAAATCCTCCCGCCTGACCCACGACCAGCGGAGCCTAAGCCCGGAGACCAGCCCGGGGATAAGCCCGGAGACAAGCCCGGAGACCAACCCGGGGAAGAGGGCAAGGAAGGCGCAGGGAAGGGTCAGGAAGGCCCTCAGGGCGGCGCTCCCGGTGATGGCAAGGGCAAGGTAGCGGGAAACCCGGGCAAGGCCCAGCGAGTCACCAGCGCAGACACTGCCCGGGAGACTGAGCCGGGAGCGCGGCCTGCCCCCGGGGATTCGGGGAGCGGCACATACGACATTGGGTCGGTGCGCCAGCCTTATCACCATGCAAACACCTACGGCTCCAGCAGCCAAAATTGGAGCCTCAAATGAGCAGCGGAAAATTGCGGTATGAAGTGCGCCGGATGTTCGAAAACACCGCCACTGAGGATTTTCAATGCCATCGGAAAGCGGGATCGCTGGACTCCCGCGCATTCTCGCGCATCGATAGTGGCCGAGTGTTTAAACAGCGCAGGGAAAGCGCCGGGGTTGATAGCGCAGTGGTGATTTTGTTCGATGTATCCTCATCGATGACCGACAATGTCCGCTCTAAGGGCATTGATATGGGGCCGATGAAAATGCGGGAGGCGGTGAAAACCTGCGCCGCGCTGCTAGAGACCCTGAGCGCCGCTCAGGTTGCGACTGCAGTAGTGACATTCGACAACTACTCCAGCATCCTGCAGCCTTTCGGCGGCAGCTATCGCAAGACGCTGCCCCTGCTGCAGCGCCTAAACCCGCAAGGCAGCACCAACGACTACTTTGCCCTGCGTTTCAGCCATCAGATGCTGCTGCGCCGCCCTGAGGCGCGGCGGGTATGCTTTGTCCTGACGGATGGCATGGGCAATGAAGTAGAGGCACGCAAGCAGGTGGTATCAGGGGCTGCACTTGGCATCACGACGATAGGCATCGGGATGTGTACCGATGTGTCGCGTGTTTACCCCAGCAATGTGATGGTGAACGATATGGCCGATCTGGGCAGGGTAGCATTCAGCAAAATCAAAATGTCTGTTTAAACTAAGGGAATCAAACATGAAAACAATTGACTCGCGAGATGGAACTGCGATAGCGCAGGCAACGCTGGAATTATTCATAACCATTGGCACGGCGCTGAGGGAAAACGGTCTGCCCTCAGAGATACATCTGGCGCTAATCACAAAGATATTAGTGCTGATGGGCCGGGACTTGGGGACTAAGCAGGAACTGCTGGATGCAGTCGGCTTTGTGTGGGACTTTGAATGCACCACACCCCCTGCCGGGGAGGTGCATTGACCCCGGTCAAGTGCCTGACCCAGAGTGACCCGACTTTCCTCAAGACCGCATATGGGCATCCCCTATTGGACTTGCAGGATAGTCTGCGCTTTGTCAGGCGCGGTGAGCGATACATCACCTACCAGCCTACCAGCAAGCAGTGGTGCGTCTACACCAACGCTTGGCGTGCTGGGCATCCATCGCGGCATGTAGGATCATTCGATTCTTTGCTGAGGGCGGTGTTCAAAGCATCGCAATAGATCGCGGGGCTTAGGCCCCGTTTTCATGTTTACACTACGTAAGATATCTTACCTACACCAACAGCTATGTTACTGATGCCAGTTGTGTTTCAGGTTGCCATGTGCGTTTAAACGGTAATAGTTTTGGGGGTTTTGGGGGTACATTCCGCACCCGAAGTCAATCGTCAGTTGTTGTACGTTTAAACGCTAGAAGACCAATTCATACTGCCTCAGGAAGCTGGGCGACTTCCCGCCGTAGATCGCGCTTTTCCATAGGGTCACCAGCGGCATGTGATTGTGGCTCTGCACTGGTTCGACCTTGGATATCGGCGCTATCCAGCCCAGCGTTTGAAGCGCCCTGACCCCTGATACCCATGTATTGTGATGGAGGATCACTGGTAGGAATAGCAGGTTCGTTTTGGCATGGCTGCGAAACTCATCACCCATAGCGACTGGCCGTGATAGTAGAAGCTGCTCTGAAAGCACAAAGTACCGCTCCACAAATTCTGGCGCAGATCGATAAGCTTTGCCCCAACATTTGTCTGCCAGCCGTAAGGCATCTTCCATTCTGTTAGCCATGCTTTGCCTTGTTTAAACTCTAAAACTTATCTACCTGCTCTGAATAGGTTCCTGCTGTTTTGTTGTACAGCAGAGTTGTCTCCCCCTGCTGACCGACCCACCTATATCGGCACTTCCACACTGCGATCTGGACTTCCGGGCCTACTGCCCGATGCACTGTCAGGCCGCAATCTGTCTTGGCCCACCATGCCATGCTGCCGCTGATCGCCATGCCGTCTGGCCGTGGCTGATCAACCCCGGTGCGAGTGATCTTTGCGGGATGAGCAACGAACCATGTATGAACATCATGCGTCTTACAGAAGGCCTGCACTTTGGTGAGCATTCGGCTTATGGCATCGGTCTCTGTGACATTGTCCCGGGGCAATTCGATGTAGTTATAGGGATCGATGATCAACCCGCGAACACCCATTCGTTTCACTGCAGCCCTTGACCTCTCCAAGATTGAATCCAGCGTAGATGGCTCTTCACCATTGGTATCGATGAACAGAAAATGTTCGTTTACCCATTTAAACGCATAGTCCCGCTCATCTGTGGTCATTCTGTCCTTGCCATCAAAGAACCGCTTGCCCAGAAAGATTTCCATCAGCCTGCTGATATGGATTTCCGGTTGATTCTCAAACGAGCATATGGCGAACTTCCACGATGACTTCCGCGCTAGGTTGACTGCGATCTGATCGACGAAGTTGGACTTGCCTGAAGACGGATACCCGGTGACCACCGTCAACTGACCCGGCGCTACTGTGTAAACACTATCGACAGAGGCAAACCCGGTGGAAGCCCCTTTTCCCGTTCCCTTGGCAAACAGATCGTTTAAACGCGACTCAAAGGTAGTTGCGTTGGACAGTCCCGAGATCGGATATGCGGTTGCCTTGTCCAGTATGTCCCGTATTTCCCGTGAGGGATCATCAATTAACCGTGAGGGATCATCGTTCAGCAAGACCTCGTTCAAGTCCTTACGGTCAAACTTGGCGAGTCTGCACTTGTCCTTGCCGATGCGCCTTGCAAGTTCTTCAGCCAACGCTTGGCCGGGAACATCTTGGTCTGTTGCTAGGATTACATACGGTGCTGCGTCGATGATGCCCCTTGCGTTCCACACATAGGAGAACCGCTTGTCTTCGCTTGGCAGAACCTTGCCATCTGCTACCTTGATAGGCGCACCAGATGGAACAGATACCACATTTGGTATACCAATCTCCATCAGCGTAAGACAGTCTATCTCTCCTTCTACGATGACAATCGGCTGACCCTTGACCACCTGATCAATGCCAAAGAAGTCATGCGCTCCACCTGAGTCCTGCGTAAAGTCCTTCTCTGGAAAGCTGCGGTACTTGGCTGCAACCAATGCACCGTCACGGTAGTAGGGGAATCCAATTGCATCTGCGTTCTTGTTCAGCTTGCCAAAGAACTTCTCAGCGGAGAACAGGCGCATCCGGTCTGCCGTCCCCTTGCTGATACCCCGTTTCAACAACCATTCATAGTGATGCTTCTGTAGCTTGTTACTTACGATAGCGGCATTGGGGACAGCGGACAATTTACGCTCCTTGGGTTGAATAGAACCACTGCTTTGGCAGTGATGGCAATGGTAGACAACTGCCCCGTCTTCTTTGCGGGTCAGCGTCATGTCTTTTTGGTTCTGTTTGCTGCGTTCCGGGGAACAGTAGGGACAGGAAACCCTAGTCGTTGAATCAAATCGAATTGCTTCGATAAACTCGGCATTCATTTCATTGAGCCATCTGCGTTGCGTTTAAAGCTGCGGTTCTTTGATGGGGCTTGCAGCTTCACCCCGGTGCTGTTGCTTCCACCTTTGCTCAAGGCTTTTACATGGGCAACATCCTTGCCTTTGCGATCAACACCGTCAGTATCTAGCTTGCGCCTTGCCCTTTGCCGTTCCATGCGATCAGGCAACTCACCCCGCGCAGTCTGCGTCTTGTATTCCTGCTTGTAATCTCTCATGATTTTTCCTTTATGGCCTTGTCTATGTCTTCAATCGGAGTCAATGCATCAGCCCTGACGCAGACCCTATCCCCGTACCCAAAGTTATGTGTAAACATCTTTGTCTCAAACTTCTTACGGCTTATGAACCCAACAACATCAACGGATGCTGGTGAAAGTAGAACGCAGGGGATGAACCATTCTGCGCTGAACTCAGACAGATCATTGAAGTAAAACATCTGGTCATCCCTGCGCTGATCCCGGGTCTTGACCTGAATGGTGTGTCCGCGAAACATCATGTCGATGCCACCATCCCCTAGCAATGTAATGTCGTATCTTACACTCGACCCTATGGCTTTGGCTACAGCAGTTTCCCCTATCAGACCTAAAAAATGTAACTCAAATGGCGGGGTATCAGCAGCCTTTGAATGGTGGAGGATGTTGTTAGCTTCCTTGGCCCCCTGCCGCACTCCGGCGGCATGTACACACAACAATAACTCTGCTGCGTTTAAATGGATGATCACGGAGTCATCCCATCTGCCTCTTCCTCTAGCACCACCACCATGATGTTCGCCATCTCGCAAGCCTTTCTTGCTATTTCATAGCTGTTGGTGTAGTCACCTTTCTGTATCAAAGCCGCAGCAAATTGCATAGCCATGACATCTCTCATCTTTGTTTGCTCTTCCATGTGAACTCCTTTAGGTTAATAGGTGGGGGGTCATGTAAATTCTGCGCCCCCCCTCGCAGTGCGGAATACCCGTCAGCACAGTTCCAAGGATGGACTGAGCCTGCGTGACAGGGGAAGTCAGGTTAACATTTACAAGGCGCTCCTAACCCCCATATGAAAACTGCTCAGTCCTGTATCCTCCTATCGGTGGCCCTAAGGGGCCGTTGATAAATTCCACCCAAAGACCCCCCTACCCCACTGTAAACAGCGAGGAGGAAGGAGAATGGTTCCACCGCCTATCGGCATCTGCATGTCAGCTTGCACTGAACCCCGGGCTTGCAGATAAGACCAGCCCCACGGATTGTTACGGAGTTGCACCGCTCCTCATGGAGTTACCGTGTAACCCTATGCTTCCACGCAGGCGGGTTGTCCTCTTACTAACGGATGGAGTCCGCACCGTTGATCTAGCCATGACTGGCTCCGATGGTTCAGCAACCCTGCCTGTGGGTTGGATGCGGAAAGAAAACAAAAAAGCTGATAGAACAGACCCCGTGTAGAACGGCTACCCTGCACATGATGCACGGTTGCAACCCCATGACGGGGCCGGAGTCTGATCTATCAGCTTTCAAGTCGGCGGTCTACTTCCAACTGTTCGTACTGTAGCACAGTTTTTCTGGCCGTGCAACATCTTTCTGAAAAAAGATTTCAACCTGCATGGAGACTGAAAATCAGTTACCTCAAATGCGTGATTTGGGGTAACACACTGGTACAATGCCCTTGCTGGTTTGCTCTTTGCCAGCAGTTGCTCTCCCTTCTTAGGCCACCCTCATACGGTGGCCTTTTTTTGTTCTACCACGATCTCTGCCCTTGGGTTCAGCTTGTCCAGATGCC